ATCAAGAAGTTCGTATGAAAACACAATTTAGAATTGGAGCACAAACTGGTGTTGACCAAATTTTATCTAATAACTTAGCGTAATTAGAAACATATTAAAGGGGAGTTAATTCTCCCCTTTTAAAAAAACATAAACAAGAAAAAACATAAAAATATAAAATTATGAGTTGTAGCGTTAGTTCAGCATATTCCCTTGGGTGTAAGGCGGGCGTAGGAGGTATCCAAAGTTTATATATATTCTCAGCACCAATCACAGGTATTACATACTCTGGTTCAGGTGACACACAAGAAGTTGACATTATCTCAGGTAGTGGAAACCTTGTAGAATTTGAATTATATAGAGGTGGTTCAAACTTCACCGAGGCAATGGCAGCAGACCCAGCAAATGGTACGGTAGTATATACTCAAACAATCACAGCGTTGTTCAGAGATTTTACACCACAATTAAGAAACCAATTTTCGTTATTAGCGAAGAGTGGTACAGTTCAGGCAGTAGTAAGAACCAACAGAGATGAGTACATCTTATTTGGTGCAGAGTTTGGTGGCGGAGACGCAACCGCAATTAACTTAGCATCAGGTACAGCGTACACAGACCGTCAAGGTTACGATGTTACTTTAACATTCTTACAGGCGACACCAGCCTCGTTTATTGATGTTACAAATAACGCACTATCAGCAGCGTTAAGTGGTATCACTATTACCGCAGCGTAATAAAATAATCAAACACAAATTAGGGCGGGTAAAATCCGCCCTTTTTTTAATTAGGATGATATATATACAAAAGGATACAACCAATACTATTGATGTAACTGTGAGTAATGAAACTACTTTATCAGGTGCAACATATTTGTTTGAACTAATCAATTTGGAACGTAAGAGTAAAGTTCGTTTTATCCCTGAGAATGTTACTACAAATGATGTTAATAGATTTGATAGTTTTACATTTTCAACAGTTGATTTAGACCCTATTGTATTAACAGGTAGTACTTGTAATATACATCTATATGTTGGTCCATATACCTATACAGTTTATGACCAATCTAGTCCAACTAACCTTGACCCTACCTTATCAGATGGTATCGTAGAAACGGGTTTAATATGGGTACAAACTAATCCTAATATATAATGTTAAACTTATTACAAAATCAACTTAATTCTTTAGATGTAACGGTAAGTAACGAAAGTGAATTAAACAATCCAACATACCTGTGGGTCTTAACTAATTTGGAAAGTAAGGATAAAACTTATTTTATTCCTTATAACGCAACAGTTCCACACGCAGGTAGATTTGATACATTTACATTCACAACGTATCCTTTACAACCAGAAGTATTAACAGGTTCAACTTGTAATATTCATTTATTACAGGGACAATATACCTATACAATATACGACCAAGTATCTGTATCCAATCTTAATCCACTCTTATCAAATGGTGTGGTTGAAATGGGTATGGCAAGAATGGAACAAAATGAAATTTGTTTCACAACATACGTTACAGAAAATGACGATGTTGAAATGGTTTTATACGAGGACCCATCAGAATTTTTCACATATATAACAGATAATGATGAAGTTAGGGCGGTAGTATTTTACAACCCTGACATTAACTGTTTTGGTCTTGTTTGGAATGAGGCGGATGTATATTGGAATAACGCAGACTTTAATTGGGAAAATTCCAATCCAGTTGTAACTTAATGTAAAAAAAACATATATAGTAATATGAGTACTTTATTCGGAAATAATATTTCACAAACCTATCAAGGGTTAATTAAACTTACTGATAGTACAACAGGTGTAACATCTGTTACACAATCGTTACAAGATGGATTGGGTAATAATATACCTATTCAAGTGTCCAATAATACGGTCAACATATCAGGTTCGTTCTTGGTGAATGGACAACCAATATCTGTTGATACAGGTTCGTTGGTTACCACATCATCATTCAACGCCTATACATCATCAATGGATACAAGGGTTGATGGTATTGAGTTAAAGACAGGTTCATACGCAACCACAGGTTCAAACACTTTTATTGGTAGTCAAATAATTGAAGGGAATTTATCTTTCCCAAGTAATTCTTTTGTATCAACAGATAATGTATCAGGTGCGTTATACTTCTCATCATTAAATCAAGGAACATTATATATTAACGCCGATGGTGGTGAAGGTGATGTGAATGTTGGTCATAATGGATGGACTGGTAAATTAAACGTAACAGGTTCATTAGGTGTAACTAATATACAAGGTACAGGAAGTTTATTCTTACAACCAAATCAATCTGACGCAAGATTTGTGGAAGTATATAATACATCACCAACCGATACACACATCACAGCAAGTGGTGGTCAAATATTCTTGGGTGATGACCAAACATATGTTAAGGTTGATAATTACGGTTCAGTTGAACGTATTGATGTTGTAGCAGGTAATGAATTAGTAGTATCATCATCAGTAACAAATCTTACAGGTTCTTTACATCAATCAGGTACATTCTATCCTGACCAAGTTGATTGGATTAATAGTTCAATTCAATTAGGAACAGGTTCATATATATTAACAACAGACGTATCAGGTGTAACAGAATATGACACATATCAAAATGTGGCATCAGCGTTACAACCATTTATTAATACAGGTTCATTTAGTACAGATGGTTTAATTACCACAGGTTCAGTTGGTGGTAGTCAATCCATCACAGGAAGTTTAGATATTAGTGGTACACTTACCGCAACATCAGCATCAATTACTTATTTACAAACGGTATTTGAAACCGCATCAATTATATATTCAAGTGGTTCAAACCAATTTGGTGACGCATCAGACGATACACAAACATTATTTGGTACAGTTAACTTACCAAATGGTCCATTAAATATTAATGGAGACATAAAAATATCAGGTTCAATAATCGGTGGAACAGTTAATAATGGTTTAATTAAAATACAATCGGAACTAAATAAATCAAGTAGTTTATCAATACCATTTGGTTATATAACAAGTTCTAATCCTGATTTACAAACCAATTTAATATTTGGAAATAGTACAGCACCATCTGGTTCAGGTTTATTAAATAATACTTTAACAGGTTCAATCGTTATATCAGGTAGTAATAATATATTATTAGGTGGTGGTAATAGAGCAAATACTTTAGTTAATCTAGGAACATACGGATATATTAATGGTACTGGTAATATTGGTACAGCAATACCAACATTAGGAACAGGTTCTGTGATTAGACCAACAATAAACAATAACGCGTTACAGTCAGTACTATCATTACAATTTACAACAAGTTCATTAGGACAACCAAATATTGGTAATAACTTAATATATAGTGCAGTACAACTAAACCATCAATCAGGTAGTGTCAACTTCAATGTTAATGGTTTGATTGGTGGTGGTTTAGTATCAACTCAAAATATAACAACCCCAAATACACAAGCAAGTATTTTTGGAAACCTTTTTACAGGTAATTTAAATACTAACTTAAACCACAATAGTTCATCAATATTATATAATGGAAATATTGGGGCGGTTATTGTAACAAATAATTATAGTTCATCTGTTTCAGCGGCGGTAGATAATATAAATGTAACACAAAACTTATTTAATGGTAATAGTATTTCATTAGTAGTTACAGGTTCAAATAGTGGAACAAGAAGAACGTTTAATTCTAATTTAATTAGTGGTAGGTCCAACCTTATAAATTCAAATTTTAGTGGTGGTACAGGTGGACACTTAGTATCAACAGCGTTATTGGGTCAGGAGTTAATTGTTTCAGCATCATCCGCAACACCAACAGTCGGTGGAACTGTATTTGTTGGTAGATACAACGCAACAGGTTCATTACAAGAAAGTGCAAATGACGCAGTATTTGTTGTTGGAACAGGTGGTGGTTCAAATAATAGAAGAAACGCAATACACGTTGATAGTTCAAACAATACAAGAATAACAGGTTCATTATTAGTTTCAGGTTCAGCAACAATAAATGATAAACTTGGAGTAAAAATTCTCTCAGAAGATGACAATACGGGAAGAATAAACGCGGGACTATTTGGTGATTGGTTATATAGAAATTCAGTAACTCGTAATACAGTTGTAGGTGAAGTACAGGGTACAAAACAATTTAGCGGAGTACCATTCTTAAGTGGTTCACAAGAAAATTTATTATTTACAGGATTTTACTTAGCGTTTAATAGTGGTTCACAAAATACTGTTATAGCAGGTGGTGGTGGTCAATTTTTAAGTGGTTCACAAAATACCATCTTAGGTAGTGTTGGTAATTTACAATTTGGTAATAACAACTTATTAATTGGTGGAGGTAGAACATTTCCTGTGATGCAAGGTTGTGTCTCAATAGGAACAAATACATCACCTGATTTATTATTTAAGTCTGGTTCTTCACCTATACAGATGGGTTACTCAACACAAATTACAGGTTCATTAGATGTTAGTAGTACTATTAACAATTTAAAAATACATACTGGTTCTGTTAATGTTAATAGTATTGGTATTGGAAATAACACATTACTTTCATCAACTGGTTCATCTTTAAATAATGTAGCAATTGGTGATGGAGCCTTAAGAAATAATGTAGTTGGTGCAAATAGTGTGGCGATTGGTAATAGTTCTTTACAGAATAGTACTGAAGGATTTAACTTAGGAATAGGTGGTTCTACATTAACAGCACTATTAACAGGTGAAGGTAATATTGGAATTGGTTCATCAGCAGCACAGGCACTTACAGGTGGTACTAATAATACTAGTATTGGTTACAACAGTATGGTTAATGTTGTTAGTGGTAGTAACAACGTAGCGATAGGTTCAGGAACATTACAACGAAATGTAAGTGGTTCAAACTGTGTCGCAATAGGTAACCAAGCGGGAAGTTGGTCAACAACATCAAATGAATTTTTTGTTGGTAATGACAACTATGGTTCAGCAACACTTGAAAGGTCAGGTTCATTAATGTATGGTGAATTTAATGGAACAACAGCAAACCAAAACTTAAGAATAAACGCGAACACAAAAATTATTGGTGATGTTCAATTCTCATCAGGTTCAAATAAAACTATTGGAACAGCGGTACTTGATGGTGCAAACCCTGGTACTGTAGTTGTATCAAATAGTTTGGTTACAGCAAATAGTATTATTATGTTGACCAAACAAACTAACAATCATCCTAATGCAGGACCTGTTGTTGTAAGTTCAAAAGGTAGTGGAACATTTACAATTACAGCAAACCATAACGGAGACACAGATACAGTAGCCTACTTAATTATAAACCCAGCGTAATATTATTAGAAGTTGAGTAAATCAGTAAAAATACATATATTATATAGATATGAGTAAAAATAAAGTAACATTAGAAAGTTTCCAATTTGACGGGGCGGCACGACTACCTTTATATGTTGAGTTGGTAAAAAACGAACCATTCGTTAGATATGGTGAAACAAATAATCTGTATAGTTCATTCCAAGTGTATTATCAAAACGTTCCTATACATAGGGCGTGTCTTCAATCTAAGATATATGGGATACAAGGGGCGTCATTAAAAACTGAGGACCCTTCTCACGAGGAACTAATTATGTTTGCAAATCCAAGTCAAACGATTTATGATTTGTATAAAAATTTAGTAAAGGATTATGTAGTATTGGGTTCATTCGGTCTACAAGTAATTCGTTCAAACGATGGTGGTATAGCACATTTCTATCATACACCTGTAGATAAATGGCGTTCAGGTAAGGCGGGTGAAGACGATGTAGTAAGAGAATATTATTTCTCAGAGAATTGGGACAGGCACAGAGACCCAAAATACAAACCAAACAGAGTGGCGGCGTTCAATATGGTGAACACAGAAGAACCTCGTCAGATGTATTATTATAAAGATTATGAACCAAACGGTCAATTCTATTATGGTTACCCCG